CGTTTAGCGATGGTGACACGGTCACTGCCGCGAAGCTGAACAATATAGTCTCGGATTGTACGATCGATGACGATGCCGTCACCACGGCAAAGATCGCTGATGATGCCGTAACGCTCGCCCAGATGGCAGATGATTCGGTGGACACCGATCAGTTGGTGGATCTGGCGGTTTCAAATGCGAAGTTGACCGGGATGACCCGGGGAACCGTGAAGGTCGGTGATTCGTCGGGTGCGGCATCCGACCTGGACGCGAAGACTGACAACGCATTTCTCAGCGGTGATGGCACCGACATCAAAAGCAAGACGTTTGACAGTGCGGTTGCCGGTGATATTGAGATAACGAGTACCTCATCTGATTTTTACCTGGAGATAGCATCTGACTCGATTGCGAATGCGATGGTGAAGAATGATGCCATCAACCCGGCCAAGATTTCGCATAGTTCGGACAGTAAACCGGGAGTAATTATTTACGGGTCAAGCGGAGTACCGGCGGAGTTGACGAGAAATGACACTCCACCAGCGGTTTTGACTTCCGCTGGGACTGGCGCACCGTCCTGGAAGACTCACAATAAGACGGTCTCGATGGGGAACGTCCCGGCAGCCGGGAGTTATGTCTTGGCAGCCCACGGTTGCGGGGCGGCACCTGTATCACTCGATTTCTTTCTTCAATGTACGATTGACGATAATAGTTTTGTTGTTGGCGACCGATTATGGAAAAAAGCGTCTTACTGGTCAGGCAGCGTTTGCACGTTTGGCGCAGATGGCACCAATGTGTGGTATGCGACTCATGCGACGAGAAGTTTGGACTTTTATGACAAGCCGGGAGGAAGTTCGGGAACATCACCAAGCATTGTTACTTTAACGGCAGCTTCCTGGGACTTATACGCAGTAGTAGGAACCTAAATGACGCTCACCGACATTGCCACATATGTCTGCAACTTGGTCAACAAGACTGACGATACGTCGAAGACCCGGTGCAAAGAGTTCGTACGCCAGCATCACGAGAACATTATCAACTCGGCGTTGTGGCGTGAGACGTTGGAGGTTGAGCAGACCACGCTGCCGTTTGACGGTCGGTTGACGCAGATCATCCTGGATAATGGCGGATCGGGATACACCTCCACACCCACTGTTTCTTTTACTGGCGGCGGTGGTAGTGGTGCCACTGCTGATTGTGAGATCGGTGGTGGCGCGGTTACGAAAGTTTACTTGCAGAACCCGGGAACCGAATTCACCTCCGCCCCGACAGTAGTCTTCACCGGAGGAGCGGGAAGCGGAGCGACTGCAACTGCGATAGCGGACTCATTGGCGGACGAGATGGTTTGTCCTCAACAATTCCAGACGATTCTCGGCGTGAGTTACAACCAGGCGAATCTTTTGCCGACCGAGTTGATCACTCAGTTCATGACCAACCCGGACAGTTTCAAAGCCGATGCTAATTCTGCTCAGTTCAGTGTTATTGATAGTTCGGGGATTAATTTTGATCCCGCTTATGGTGCTATTCAGTTTATGTCCAGCGACAGTTCGGACAACGGTAAAAAGATCACGATTGTTGGCGAATTGGCGGGGCAAGAATTGACGATGCAGAAAGAGACGGTGACGTTGGCGAGCAGTGTGACAACCACCGAATCCTGGTCAGCGATTCATTCTCTCAGCAAAGAGACTACCACCGGATATGTGCAGGTGCGGAATCCGTTGGTGCCGTCCGACTATTTCTTTTGGCCCGAGTGGGAGAACGTCAGCAAGTTTCAGCGGGTGAAGTTTTTCGAGCGTCCGAAGTATGACGCGGCAAGTCCGGTGAATCTGTACATCGTTGGTAAGAAGAAGATCCAGCCGATGGTCAGCGATTACGACACGGCGATGATCAGCGGCATCGACAATGTGCTGATACATTTTGCGACTGGCGACATGTTGAAACGGTCGCGTCAATTCGGTAAAGCGCAGCTTGAGATCCAGCAGGCGAACAGTTTGATGCAAGTGGCGCGAGACCAGGAGAACAATCAGAGTGCGAAAGAAGTCAGACTTATCCCCGATGTATACGGGATGGGCTATACTCGAAATGACTTCGGATTTTAAATCATGCCAGTCTACTACAACGATGGACTCGATGACCCGGTTCAATACGACCGTCAGGCGAGTTTCGTTGGAGGTCAGATAAGCAACTTCCGCGAGAACCTACTCAACGAGAGTCAGGCCGAGTATCTCAAAGACCTGGACACTGAAAAGAACGGCATACTGAAGTCCCGGCGCGGGTTCCATCGGTTTGCCGATTTGGTGGGTACATCTTCTTCCACGAACACCCAAGGCTTGGCCTATTTCGATACAGACGCGAGTACAGCAGGTGGTGGGAAAGAGCAGTTGATTGCGTTTGCCGACTCGAACATCTACGGAATCGATTCTAGTGGGACAATAACAACCATCGACACCGCCAAAGTTAACAGTGCCGCCGCGCAGGTCGATTTCTGTCAGGTGGCGGATAAGTTGTTTTACGCGAGTCACGTTACAAACGACCGAGTTGGTCAGGTGGAATGGACGGGTGGGGCGTGGGCCGTTACAGAATGCCCAGATGGCCCGACTAATTCCAAGTATCTAGTCAACAACAATTTTAGGATTTTCGCAGTTCAACCAAGCGACAATCAGGTTTATGCTTCGGACATTCTCCCAGACTCAAGTGATGCAACCGTCTTCCCGGCTGCCAACGCATTCAAAGTCGGTCTCGGAGATCCGATCACCGGCATGGCGAGTTGGGTTGGTTTCAACGTGGTGGTGTTCTGCAAGAATAGTTGTTACGTCATAGACACCAACCCGGTGCCTGCGACTGCAAGCCCGACCGTCCCGGCAGCCAGCACGTTCAGCATCCGCACCATCTCGACATCGAGTGGGTGTTTGAGTCATGGATCGATAGCCCAGGTTGGCGAAGACTTGTTTTATCTATCGCGAACCGGGGTTCGGTCAATCCGCCGCACGATGGAGGAGAACATGGTCGCATCGGATGTGGGTGTGATCTCGTACCCGATCCAGAACGTGATCGACCAGATCAACTGGGAGCAGACCGAGAAAGCGACAGGAATTTTTTGGCGGGGAAGATATATACTCAGTGTCCCGACCGGTTCCAGCACAACCAACGATACGACACTCGTCTACAACACCAACACGCAATCGTGGATGGGCGTATGGCGCGGCGATGTGACGGTTGCTGCCGGGGTGCAGTCGAGCTACATCAATCCGGTTGATTACGCGGTGACGCAGTTCACCGGGGGCAAGCCGTTTTTGGTTAGCTTGGACAAGATCGGCAACCCGCTTCAGTTCCGCGATTTTGTGGAGGACATCAACCTCGTCGATACAGATTTCCAGGATCGGATCAGAACCGCAACCGGAGTTGATGATGTTCGGATTAAGAACGGTGGAACCGGCTATTCGGCGGGAACACTGACCGCAACTGGCGGGGGTGGTTCTAGCTTCGCGGGAACCTACACGGTGAGTGGCGGCGTGATTGATTCGGTTGCCATCACCAACACCGGAAGCGGATACACATCTGTTCCGACAATTGTTACAAGTCATGCAGGAAACGGTGATGCGAACCTCGAAGCGTTTCTGTATATGGACACCGGTTGGGAGGCGACAACCCGGGCATTGACGTTTGGCGAACAGATGACCTCGAAGGACGCGGAGTTCGCTGAGTTCGAGTTCGACCGTAGCGATGCGATCATCGATATTGGGGTATTGCTGGACAACGAGTCGAGTGACAACCTGGCGGATGAACTGGACACCGGATCGGGAGAGTTACGCCTGACGTTCACGCTGCCATCGACGCTTGGCAGTGGTGCGGTGACGCGGTTCCGATATTCGATGACTCAGTACCCGGAGTTCCGCGAGTTACAATTTAATTTCAAGCAATCCGCCCAGGCGGGAACCGACAGCAAATACCTCGCACTGCGATCAATACATGCGGGAGGATTTCTCAATAGCGTGGGGGTGGAGTCATGAGTGAGTTCAAGTCGCCAAATCCGCCGATGAGTCAATTCCGCGATGTGTTGACAAGCGTGGCAGCCGGGAATCAAGCGGCATATGACTACATGGGGTTGTGGATTAAGTCGCTGCGCGGGATCGACAATCTGTTTGACGAACCGGAAGACTGGACGCAGGCAAACACCTACGAACTGGCCCAGTGGCTGATGGTCGAGATGCCGGGCAACGTTTTTTTTAATAGCAACATGATGTTACTATGGCCAATGCATGTCACCGTGTTGAACGCTTGGCGCGATTCCAACGATTGGAAACAAACAAGCGACAAGTCGAAAAATTTACATGCGCTTGCGATGGCGGAGCAGATTTCGGATCTGTTCATTTTAGTCGCTTACTTAACAGGAGGTTACGATCACATGAGACAGAATAGTTTAAAAGTTCGAGAATTGTTTCTCAAACAGGAGGTTAAAACATAATGGGAGGCTGGAGTGACCTATTTGGCGGTTCCGATAAACCCGATCCACCGAATGTAGCGGGAGCGAACGAGGCTGGAGTCTGGGCGGACGCGCAGACGTTGGCGGTGAGAAAACTCATCGCGAACGCGGCGAAGTTCGGCAAGAAGATCGACTTGCAGGTTCCGAAGTTTGATGCGAGCGGCAACAAGATTGGCGTGGAAAGTGTCACCTATGATTTTGGGGGCTATTCGGATGTGGACTCCACGCGGGCCGACCTGGATTTTGCCGCTGAGTCTGCCGATAAAGTGACGAAGACGATGCTCGATGTCCAGGAGAAGTACGGGCCGGGTTTTGTCGCCCAACGAAAGAAAGAACTGGAGTTGAGCGATCCCACGGGTACGGCAGTCCGCGAGGAACTTGGCAAGTCAGCGTTAGCCGATCTTGAGCGGGGTTACGCACTTGCGCCCGGCATGAGGAGTGAGGTGACTGAGGCGGAGCAGGCGGCACAGACTGCCCGGGGGAATGTCCTGGGATCGGGTGCGGCGGCAGCCGAGGCTTTGTCGGTGGGAGACGCGGCGTGGCGGATGCGCCAGCAACGCCTGGCAAATGCCGCCAGTTTCTTGTCTGGCGCGACACCGGTCTCCCAGTTCGGCCAGATCAGTGGGGCGCAACAAGGCGCGGCAGCGTTCAATCCGATGGGAATCCAATCGGGGTTGTCATTGAATCCAAACGCTGGGGCGCAAGGTCAGCAGTTCGCCATGAACACTTACAACCAGCAGATGAATTACGCCGCTAACCAGCAACCGATTGGGATGCAGTTACTGGGCATGGGCGCGGGCATCGGAGGCCAGGCACTCGGTGGTTGGGCGATGGGTAAAGCGATGAAACCCGACGATCCATGCCACGTTGCCCGGGAGGTGTTTGGTGAGGACAATCCTGAGTGGTTATTGTTCTACGACTGGAAAGAACTGAAAGCCCCGGCGTGGTTCCGTAAATTGTACAATAAGTTCAGCGTACAAGCGGCCAGGTTCATCAGCGACAAACCTAAATTGAAGAACATCATCCGGAGATGGATGAGGAGTAAGATATGAGCGCAGGATCAGCATTTGCGAGTGGAGTAAGAGCGGGCCAGAACATCTGGAACAGTGCCGTCAATAACGCGATGGCGGGCAAGCGTCTGGACATGTTGCGGACTCAGTTCCAGTTCGAGCAGACGCAACGGAAGAAAGCACTGGACAATGAGTTGGCGGCACAAACTGCAAAAGACAAATTCGTTGACTATCTTCCCGCCGCGGTCGCCTCCGGGGAAATCGACTTTTCTACACCCGAAGGTCGCGAGCATTATTCAAGTTTGAAGTCATCCGTTGAGCCGACCATTCTTCGAGACCCGGCTACTTGGAAGCAATACGAGAACTTCTCAAACCAGTTTGAGGAGAAAGAAGGCTATCCTGTTTTCAAAGCGCATGAACGTACAATCCTCAACATCGGCGTGACCTGGGATCAGAACAACCCGGGAATGCCGCGCCCACAGATCGAAGATCCGAAAACCGGCGAGATGGTTGATAACACCAACCAGATGGACGAGGATAACTACAGTCGGACGATTGAGCGCAAACAACGAGAAGCCGATTTAAAATACGGTGGTGGCGGCATGTCGCAATTTTTCGGTTCCAAACCAAGCGAACTTTCTCCGGGGGTACGAGAGAGATACATCATCGAAAGAAATAAGTTTTTCGATAAAGCGACAGCAACGAAAGACAACGAGCAGATCGTCGAGGCATCTTCTGTATGGGGTGACTCACCTAGTCAAAGCGAGACGGATGGTCTGGATAAATACAAGTTCACGACCGACCGGTTGAGCGAGTTGTCGAAACTAATTGAAGGCGAGACAACCGGGCCAATATCTGGCATGTGGAGGAATTTCAAATCGGGGCTGGGTCTTGACGATAAAGCACTATTGATCAAAGCGCAGATCACCAAGATCATTCCCGGTTTGGCGCGAGGTGTGTTTAACGAGGTTGGCGTTTTGACTGACCAAGATGTCGCCATGTATTCCAAGACGATTGGTAATCTGAACACCCCGGAAGAAGTAAACGAAGCACTTACCGAAGCGGCGATGGACATGGTGGCGCGTGGATTTGAAAACAAACTATCCACGTTGGCGAAAAGCAGAAAGAACGTCTCGGGTTACCTCGATCAACTCAAAGACGTAAAGAAGCAAAGCCAAGCACTTCTCGGAGTCGAAGACGAGGAACCGGCAGTGATTGAGGTCGAAAGTTTTGGCGATTCGGGCGTTGAGCTTAACACCGAGCAAGCGGCAGCCGCACGGGCGGCAGCAGGCCCGGATGGTCGGGTAAAAGTACACCTGGCAGGCACTGATAAATATAAAGAGATCAACGTCAATCCTCCGACTGAGGATGCACCTCCTGCGCCTAAACCTCTCCTCCCGATGCTTGAGGAACTTTGGCCTGGATCTACATCGGAGGTAAAAACGGAAACCGGAAAGCCGACCGCCGAGCGCAGGAAGTGGGAGGCGCGGATTGAGGTGTTCAACAATCGACTTGCCGAGGTGGTCGCTGAAAAGCGCGGCAGAATTAGCCAAACGTCTGAGGAGAAAAAACTGAGGACGGCAATCGCTAAAGCGGAAGCTGAGTTGAAAAAGCTGTAATGCCTGAAACTTTCAAGTTTGTAGAAGATCGGTTTGCGCCGCCCGCCCCGCTGCCATCGACCACTCAAGACATCAGCAAACTTGAGACGTTTGATTTTATTGACGAACTTGAACCGGTTTCACCAGCACCGGAGGTCGAAGAGTTCGAGGAGATGGTCACCGAGTATGATCGGGACGGCAAACAGGTCTCTCTCCCGGTTTACAGTGATAGCGGTAAACGTCTCCACCGTCCGAAGTACGAAAAAGACACCGGCAGGATGACCCACAACGAGCGTGGGGTGATGACCTACGACGAGTGGCTCAAGCAGAAAAACGAAGGCGATGTCGATTGGTGGGAGGTGGCGACAGGTGCGGTAAAGCATCTTGCGGGAGGCTTCACGAAGATCCCCGGTAAGATAAAAGAAGAAGGCGTGATGGAAGCATCCGCGAACATCCCCGAGTCGTTCCTCGCCGCCATGGAAGGTTTGAGGATGATTGGCGGAGGCGCGGGCCGACTTCTCGCAAAACCGTTCCGCACTGAGGAGGAGGAGAACAAAGCCGAGTACGAGGCA